TTGAAAGGGAGAGCCGACGTAGTGAACGCGTTTGGTGAGGGACTGCGGCAGGTGAATGTGACCCAGCACGACGAGATTGAAGGGCGCGAGCACTTCCAACGGAACACCGCTCAGTGCTTTGGCATTCTGGTAAAATGCGCCCTGAACCTCGAAGTGGCCGAACAGGATTTTGGGGCCGCGAATGCGCCGGGCTTCACGAATCAACCACTGGATCAGGTCGTTGTAGTCCGCCGGGTAGGATGCGAAGAACAAGCAGGTTTCTTCCACCATCACGGTCATGCGCCCGTCCACTACATTGAACCAGTGGTCGAACAATCGGCGATTGTTTACAGTGGCATCGCGCAGGTATTGCTCGTGGTTGCCAGTGAGCTTCCAGCGCTCGCCGTCGGGCAGCTTGGACATGCCGGTGCCAAGGTACTCCACGGTTGGGATGGGGATGGACGAGCGGTCGTCCGTCGTATCTCCAAGGTCAACGACCCCACTGCAACCATGCTCTGTGTAGATGCGGGCGGCGTCCTCGAAGAACTTTTCCGTGCGGTAGTGCTGCAAGGTCACATTGGGCTGGGTGAAGCTCAGTTCATCCCCGTCCGTGGCCTGTAGATCGGCGTACGCAAGCAGTTTCATCGTTTTACCAGAACAGACTTTCATTGAACTTCAATGACGATAGGTGTGTTTTAATGCCTACGAGGGTTTGGTTCTTCCTTGATGTGGAACTTAATTTCATGAAGCTCTGCTCGCTGGTGGCAAATGGACGCGAGATATGCGAGGTCGAAGTCGAAACTCCCGCATGGCTCCCTGTGCGTCCCAGTGTTCCCAAGTACTGGCTCCGAACCGTCTTGGCGCGGGCGCTTCGTCCCTATTTTACGCCGCAGCCCACGTATTTAGAGTGTCATGACCGAAGCACAAGCAGCGCGGTTTTTAATTGAGGAACTGCCCCAGCAGTTGGATAAGGCTGGGGCGGATGAGAAGATGTCGGCGGTGGCCAATCGCATCGCCCTTCAGATTTTCAGCGTTCCTTCTCTGCAATCCTTCTTGGCTGACTATGCCGTCGTGAGCACAGGCCGGGATGACGGCTCCGTGAAGGTTCAACTCGACTTCCTGAAGCTGCCCAAAGAGATCGTGCCTGAACTGGAGAAGCTGCTGTCCGTGGACATGTTCAAGGATCACAAGCTGGTCAAGTACATCAAAAACGGGCAGGCCCGCACCGGGCTGGAGATCGAGGTCACACCCAAGGATTTGCCGGGCAGCCCGTACGACTACGCCTTCTGATGTCGGAGATCGCCAAAAAGGCCGCTGGAACTTTCATCCCCGACGCCATCTTCAAGCTCCCGAACGCGCTGGCATGGGCAACGCAAGAGTGTCGCGCTGGATCGTTGAAGGAGCCGGTGCGAAAGTTCTGTGAAGCGCAGGAGGAAATTCTCGATCAGTCGACAGTGATCGCGGAGAGCGTCACCACCGACTGTATACACTGCCGCATCCCCTGCCGGTGTTCAGACCACGAGTCGGCAGGAACCTTTGACTTCGATGTCAGGTTTGTGCTCGACCCGAAAAGCGGCGTGTGCCGCCGGGTTTAAGCACCGACCACATCCAAGTCCTGCAACTTGTCGGCAGGATCGCGGTAGTCCAAGCGGCCCGCGAGATAATCGCACACAACTTTGCGGGCAAGCTGGTTCGGCGAGTTCACGCCGGAGGCCGCGTCACGATTGAAAATCTCGCTCAGGGTCTTCGCCTGAGTGGACGTGATGCGAAAGCTGACGACCTGCGGGCGCGTCGTGCGTGGCTTGCGGGCCTTCGGCGTTTTGGTCGATTTGGTTGTTTTTGCTGTCTTAGCCATGCCCCATAGAACGGAATTTTTCAGAGTTTGCTGTTCTGGTAGTTAGAACGATATGGCAGACACACGAACCAGCAGCTTGCTGAGGTACATGGGCCTCACGGGTACGAGCGGCGCACGCACCGGATCGCTGGTGCCCCGCGCTCAGACACCCGACGCGGATCAAAGACTTTGGCAGGAATTTCAGGATGCTGGCCGTGTAGGCGATCCCGAAATCTGGACGAAGTTCAACACGGTGATGAAGCGCCCGACCACGTTCGAGGCGATGCTTCAACTGTGGGACGAGATGAGTCAGTGGGATTTGATCGCCGCTGCCCTCGTGGAAATCGTGGACGAGGCCACGCAGGTCGACGCCAACAGCCCCGGCACCATCTGGTTTCAGTGCAACGACTCCGCGTTCGAGGAAGAACTCAATGACCTCATCGTCCGCCTCGACATCGAAACCCTCATCCAGTCGCAGGTCTGGTACATCGCGGCGATGGGCAACCATTTCGAGAAGCTGGAGTACGCGCCCAAGGAAGGCGTGCTGGGCATGTCCTTCGTTCACCCGATGGAGATGCGCCGCTACTGGCTCGAACGCAACCGCAAGTGCGTGGGCTACCGCTGGCTGAATCACAAGCCCAACAAGGAGGACGTGTTCGTCCAGCCGGACAACCGCACGCCGGTCGAGCGCGTTTCAATGGCCTCCGGGCAGAACATCGAAGACCTCTGGTACCCGTGGGATTTCCTTCACTTCCGCCGCATGTTCCGTATGCGCATGAGCGAGCACGGCGAGCCGATCTTCGCCGAGGCCGACGGCATCTACAAGAAGCTGCGCCTTGCCATTGACCAGATGGTGGTCTGCCGCGCACAGGTACAGCCGGATCGCTACGCGGTGTCCATCGACGTTCAGGAGCAGCCGCCCATCGAGCAGATGAAGACGGTGCAACGCTGGCGTCAGACGCTCCGCAGCAAGCTGGCCTTCGGGCAGGTGGGCCTCCAGAACGATTTGAACAGTGCCAGCGATTTCACGGCGTACTACAACGCCTTGGCGCTGGACACGATGATTTACATTGCCCAGCCCAAGGGCTTCAACAACGTCATCACCAAGCTGCCCGGCACCGTGGATGTGCCCGATGTATACGACATCGAGTTGTTGACCGACCTTTTCTACAGCATCATCGGAATGCCCAAGGCGTGGTTCAGCGGCGGTCAGGGCGGCTCCGGGGGCGGCGGCGAGATGCCGTCAGGCCGGGCGCTCTTGGCGCAGGACATCCGCTTCCTCCGCAAGATCAAGTCCATCCGCAAGCCGCTCATCAATGTCTATCAGTGGTTGGGCTACTTTCACGCGGTGCTGAAAGGCAAGGACGTGGAGAAGCTGGACATCAAGTGCATGATGCCCCAGATCGGTTCCTTGGAGGAACAACTCAAGCTGGAGATGCTGGGCATTCAGGCGGACGTGCTCCAGAAACTTGGCGACGTGATGGAGCAGTATTCGCTGCCCAAGGAAGCGTGGATCGACACGGTTTTCAAACGCTACATGCACCTTCCTGATGAGATCGTCTCCGTGTTCATGACCGCGCTGCCCTCTGAGATTGAGCAGGAGCAGGACAAGACGGAGAGCAAGATCAGACGGGCGGCCCCGTCGACCCTGAAGCTCATCAACGAGATTCACGAAAAGATCAGCCAGACGCCCGGAGCCGGGGACGCCATCAAGATGCTGCGGGAAGTTGTATACAAAGAGAAGCTGCTGGATCGCCCATTTTCCAAGTGGACACGGGAGCGGGTTTTGGAGCGCTCGCCGATGAAGGAGAATGACGTGGTGATCTCCAGCTACGGCAAGCATCCGTTCGAGTTGAAGCGCCGGGGCGTGTCCGAGAGCCAGACCACGGAGGGCAGCCAGACCGGCGTCTTGCAGGCCAAGGTCGACAACCGATCCAAGACATGGGATGACGACGGAGCCACACCGCCGCTCAACGAATCTGCCAACGGCAACGGTGAAGGTGTGGGCAGCCCGTCGCCATACCGTAAATGGATGGGCTAATGTCGCTGCGCATCACAGACTTCAACGGCGTCAACCTGCTGGAGCAGCCTCCGCAGGAAGTCAGCATCGTGGCCATACCGGTCACGGGAGGCCGCGCCACCGTTCAATGCCTTGTCATCGAGGACGGCACGCTCCCCTACGATTACGTCACGGGCACGGTCTTCTGGGACGACGGGTCACTTCCGGTTGTTTACAACGGTACAGCCTCCGGCACGCTGACGATCAACACGTATCGAAACCTACAGCCGGGTGATTATGTCGTTCGGGTGGAGGCACACAACTACGACACGATTCCCGCCGACTGCGGCAGACCCTACTGGAACACGATCAGCGTCAATTTTGCTTTTGAGGTCAGACCGCTGAATCAGGAACCGACGAAGGTGCCGATCATCTACGGCCCCATTCTGCCCAAGGACGCGGGTTATCCGAACGCTGACCAGTGGCTCTGGAACCGGGGTGAGGACATCGAGATTCTAGCCTCGTCGGTCAAGATGCTGCTTACCACATCCAAGGGCGAACGGATGATGCAGCCGGAGTACGGCACGAATTTGCGCCTCATCCTGTTTGAGCTTCAGAACACGGGCATCGAAGGCTTGGTGCAGCAAGAGATCGTTGACGCGCTGACGCGCTGGGAGCCACGCGTCAGTTTGCAGTTCTTAACAGTCGAAAGAACTGGTGAACGTGAAGTCACAGTCAACGCAACTTTTGTCAGCAAGCTCAACCAGCGGGATTTCAATATCCCAATGGTCTTCAGCCCGTGAAGAAACCTGAGCAAACCACCTACGACCGCCGCGCTTTTGTTGCCCGTTTCATGAAGGACGGCGGCCTGACGTACAGCCAAGCCTGCCGCATGTACGACGTGATGTGCCGCGTCTTCGAGGAAGCGATCATCACCGGCAGCAAGGCCACCATTGGGCGCGTGGGAGCCATCGTTCCATACTGGCGTCCACCCCGCGACATCCAGATGCACTTTCGCAAGCAGGGCAAGCGCGTGGAGAAGGGCGTTCACCGCACGTTCTTCATGGACGGGCGCTACGATTTCAAGTTCCGGCTGTACCGGCGCTTCTTGGAAACCCGCCAGTTGAA